TAATCCAAAGTAACTGTGTCTTGAGCATAAACAGAGGTTCTCACTTTAAAGTTCATTAAAGTAATACTATCATTATAAAATGGAGAAGAAAAATCATATCCAGTTGGATATTGTTCTATGATTCGAGAAATACTCGTCCCGTAATTTAAATAAGAACTGCTAAGAGCAAAGTTTAAACGATTTGTAGGAATTTGATTAAAGAATTGTTCTTTTTGTTCAAGCAAACCCCCTACAGCTTTAATACCAGTTACACTTTGGAAGTCTGTTCCGGGATTATTATTTTCATTATCAGCCAATGCTACATAATAACCTTGATACAAACTATCTACAGAGACTTTTGTCGGATTTAAAACAACTATTCCACCAAGTCCTAATGAGTCTGTATTGTTTATAGAAACTGAAGAATAGTTATTGCTCCAAGACACGCTATTAGATATTACACTTTGATATTCGGTCTCATCTAATAAAATTGAATAGGGTGCCTGAATTTCTAAATAATCTGAATCTGTATAAGTGTCTAAAGTACGAATAGTATCAACACTTAATACTGTAGAATTTTTTGCTTCCACAGAATAAGAACTGGTGGTGCCTGTAACGGTAAGTCTGTATGCAGCAGAGATATCATTAACCAATGTATTGGCATGATAAGAAGACACTTGATTAATAACTGTATCTAGAGTAAAGGGAAGTGTGTAAGCTGAAACATTCTGGAAAGTTGTTTTGTAATAATTAAATGCATTAGTAACATCAACACTAAAAGAATAACCACTTAAATTATTAGAATAACTTGTTCTGTAACCCTTTACTGGGAAAATTAACGCACTATAGCTATTAGCAAAACCTGCACCCACACCACTTCCGTAAGCCATACGTGTGACTAACAAATTTGCTGGAGATTGTGTTAAGACCTGTCTAGCAGAATGATACAAATATCTTTCAGCCGCATTTGTAGGAGTTCCAAAAGTAGCTTCAAATTCTGAAACACTTCCGATGTTAACAACTTCATCTGTTGGACCTTGTGGTGCAAAACCGGTCATAAATATATTAGTACCAGCAGATGTTCTTGCTATAGTAGATTGATCTATTTCGGCTATTTCAATACCTGGAGATGTAATGGATCTGTTTGACATAAAATTATGAAATATTTATCCAGTTTAAGGGCTGTATCGTGAATAACTCCAGTTTGGGCTAAATAAATATATGAATAGTTTTGATAAAATTTTTAAGTCCGCTCTATCAACCTTGGAAGAAGAAAGTTATCCATCTTCATCTTCTCCAAACCCATTACAAGGATTTTTGAATTTAAATCCAGAACAAAGAAAAATGATTGCTGATATATACAAGAATATATCTGCAAATGTAGACGCGAATAATGTTGATCATTTGGCAACACTGTCTCCTGAACAACAATCCGCCCTCAATGCATATGCTTCTAATAAATTATCAGGAAATTCTCAAACTACTCAAACTCTGCCCAATCAAACTCAATCCACTTCTGCTGACTCTTCTGGCTCTAATCAGTCTGGGGTCACTGGCACTCCAAAAGTTCCTAACCCAATTATACCCTAATAATCGGTAAATATTTCTAACATGGGAAAAAAACCCCGTTCCAAAAATCGGCCAATAAATGAAAGTGTTGATGAAAACACTGAACATTTAAAGGATACATCACCTAGAGTTTATCAAAGAGACAAAATAAATTTTGATTTTAATTGTAGATCTCTACCCTGGACAGAAAAACAAAAAGAACTTATAGCTCTTTTATTGGATAAAAAAACACGTTGTGTTTTTATAGAAGGCCCTGCTGGATGTTCTAAAACAAGTACAGCTGTATATGCAGGTTTGCAATTATTAAAACTCAAAAAAGCATCTGATATTATTTTTGTTAGAAGTGCTGTAGAAAGTGCTGATAGTAAAATTGGTTATCTTCCTGGCACCATAGATGAAAAATTTGAAGCATACATGGCTCCTTTTTCAGAAAAAATGGAAGAATTTTTAGATGTAGGTACTATTAAAAGACTTCACGCAGATAAAAGGGTTAATGCTATGCCTGTGAATTATATCAGAGGTTTACACTGGCCAGCCAAAGTTATTATAGTAGACGAATGTCAAAACATAACATTTAAGGAATTGGTTACAACCATCACAAGGCTTGGTGAATTTTCTAAAATTATCTTTTTAGGAGATCCTTATCAATCAGATTTGCCTCAAGCCAAAAGTGGAGGTTTTAGTAAAATGTGTAAACTCTTTGACGGCGAGGATTGCAAAGAACACGGCATACATCATTTTCAATTCACAAAAGAAGATATTGTAAGATCTGAATTTGTAAAATTTGTAGTAGACAAATTAGAAACATATGATCTTCCGAAACAAAGTGAAATGTTTCCAAGACAAAGTGAAATGTTTCCTAGCAATTAATATTTTTGAAGCTAAATATAGTTTATATGAGCAATCAGAAAAAACCAGAGTATCAAACTTTGTCCAACAAACCAATCGCATGTACTTTTTGTGGAGCACATGTACAAGGACAAGTAGTGGAAAATGTGAACCCGCAAACTAAACAATCTGAAAAATTAATTAAATGGAATTGTTCTCGTTGTGGTAACAGAGTTCGTGTAGGCCGTTTGGGTTAATATGGATTTAAACAAAGTCATGAATGAGGCCATAGATGGGCTGTGGAATAATCCAAGTTACGGGGGATATAGTGATCCTCCTCGTAAAGATTGGGGCCCACAAAGCAATCAGTATGGATATAATTTCCCATACCAGAAAAATGCTCCTCCTTTATTTCCTCCTACAGTTCCTCCCCCAGAACAAACTGCAAATATGCCCTGGCCATTACAAACTGTAACCCAGGATATAGCTGATAGTTTTATCTATTTGTTATCAGCCAGTAATAAAATAGAAAATTGCTTAAAACTTAATCAAGCATTAAATGATAAGCAACGAAAGCACTTGGACAAATTAATGAAATATTCTGTTGAAATACTAGGTGCTTTAAAAAATTTAGACGCAAAATTAAACTTTCATCTAGATTTAAGTTCAGATTTAGGTGCCATTAATCCCCAGCAGGAGAGAGATCCTAATAAAAACAGTGTTGAGGTTCCCGACAAAAAAGAGTAATATTCACTCATGATTGTCAATAAAAACGTATTAAGCTTTTTAAAGTCTACAAGCACTGTCTTGGGATTATCTTCTTTAATCGGTCTGGCTTGTGTATTAGCTGATAAGCCCTTTTGGCCAGCTTTTATTTTGTCTTGTGCCGTACAATACATTGTCTTTTCTGTAGTTGCCGGAACTATAAACAATTATTTGGCTTATCAAATTAGACAAAAAGAATTAGATAAGCTAGTACCTCTCTCCACAATTTTAGAATGTGCCGCTTGCAGTGCTCCTAATATTAACACATTTGTTCCTGATCAGAATGAAAGATTTGAATTCATTTGTCAGAGGTGTGAATCAAAAAATGTCGTTAATATTAATTTTACAGTAGCCAAAGTTACTGAATTCACAGATCCTATGTCAGTTCAGCCTTCTCTGCCAAACACAATCTAAAACATGAAAACCAAAAACAAACCCAAAATTAATACCAATGTTGAAGAAGTATACCAGAGCCCGTTGTCTTGGTGGGGGGAGACTCAAGAGAAATCTTTGACATTGGCTAAATGGATGGCTTTCTTTGAAGCAGTAAATATCATTGCAGATAAAGCAGAAGAAAAAAGTATTTCCTTGGATGATATTGATTTTAAGCCCCTTGAGATCAGGAAATATATGGCAGCAACGGAAGATATCTATCTACGAAAAATTCTAGAAGAAGATTATAAGATCAAAATTTGCCACAATGACGATGCTTCAGAAGAAATTAAAGATATGTTTCCTGAACTTCAATTAAAAGAATACGCAGATTATTAGTAGTCTCCGTATACAGAAGAATTGCTGTTTGGATTATCCAATAGGTAATCAAAATTAGCTGTAGCCACGGTTTCTATAACAGTATTATCATTCAGAGGTATATTACCGGTTCCAGCCCCAGGACTTGTCGGTTCTAGACTGTAGTCATAACGTTTTCCGGTAAAGAACCAAACATAATGTCCCATAATAGCATTACCTTTAAATTCATCTACTACATCTGTCAATTCATATATAGTAGTTCCTCTTTTAGGATAATTGATTCTATCAACTCCGTACTCCACCAAAGCCATTAAATCACCTCTTTTAGGTTCAGAAGAAAGGCCATATACATTGGTGTAAGTGTCTTTGTGTATTACACCTGTCAACTCTCCATCAGCTACTAAACCAAATTTAGATAATAATACAGAATCTCCGTTTAAATTAGCCAAGACAATAAAAGGATGAGGAGGACCAAATCCAGCATCGGGTTGTTCTCCGTACAAGACATTACTATCTGCAATGGTTGTAAGATTGCTATAATGTAAAATCTCTTGACCGTATATTTGAATTTGTTCTTTCCACCAATTTGAAAAATTTTG